AAACTTACCTGCAAATATTATGGATGATATATTTGCAACTGCGGGTGAAGGTGTTGATTATGATACATCTGAACTGCAAATTCCTTTTGTGAGGGTAATCCAGGCATTATCCCCACAAGTAAAAAAGAATGATCCTGCCTTTATTAAGAATGCAAGTGCAGGTGATGTTTTTAATACTGTTACAGGACAGTATTGGGAGGGAGAAAAAGGAATACACGTTGTTCCTTGTTTTCAGCAAACCAAATATTTTGAGTTTGTACCCAGAGCCGAAGGAGGAGGATTTGTGGGAGAGGTTGATATAAATAACCCAGACATTTCCAAAACTCAAAGAGTGGGTGCTAGTGAAATATTACCTAATGGCAATGAGTTGGTTAAATCTGATCAACATTTTTGTTTGTTACTAGGTGAGGATGGTATGTTTCAACCAGTGATTGTGGATATGAAATCAACGCAACTTAAGGTATCTAGACGTTGGAAAACACAAATTGCTATGTTGAAAATAAAAGATCCGAAAGGTCAGTTAAAAACTCCTGCCTTGTTTGCAACAGTGTGGTCTTTAAAGACTACAGAAGAAAGCAACGATAAAGGTAGTTGGTATAACTGGAGTGTTGAAATGGTAAAACAAGTAGATGATAAAAACTTGTTTTCGGAGGCAATAAGCTTCCGTAACTCTGTGAAGTCTGGTGCAGCTAAAGCCGTGGAAGAAGATCATGGCTCTGACAACGAAACTGAACAAGTACCGTTTTAATCTGTTAGGGGATGGGTCATACAACTCCTGTATTTTTCATGTGGCGCATCCCCTATTTGTTACTTCATACTAGGGTCGGTTTATAACTATGAGTAGATTCGGAACCATTCACCAACCGACTCTAGTACCAAGTAACATTTACTTTCGGAGAAATTATGAGTTTAACTGATAGGTTCATGTTAGCGTTTAAAGGTTCGGATTTTGCTCATGGACAAACTGAAATTGGGAATAAAAGAAGAAACGGTAAAACAGAGGCAAAAAGTTTTATTGTTAAACAACCATTGACCAAAGAACTTATTCAAGAGCATTTAGAAGGTAAAAAAGGTATTGGTTCTATACCGATTAACAAAGACAATAATTGTTATTTTGGTGTTTTGGATATTGATACATATCCGATAGATCATGTTGAAATTAAAAAGAAGTGTGAGAAATTAAAGTTACCCTTGGTGGTCTGTAGGTCTAAATCTGGTGGAGCGCATTTATTTTTGTTTATGAAAGAAGCTACCAAAGCATCAGAGGTTCGAGATTATTTGGGAGAGATTTCTGCGGCGCTAGGTTATTCGGGTTGTGAGATATTTCCAAAACAAGATGAGATTTTATTTGAACGTGGCGATGTTGGTAATTTTATTAATCTTCCATACTTTGATGCAAAGAATACGGTTAGATACGCCATTGACAAAAAAGGTGATGATTTAACTTTAGAAGAATTTTTAAATGAAATTGACAAGTCAAAAGTTTCTTTGGCCGATTTGGAAAAAATAGATTTTGGCACACAGAGAGAACAATTTAAAGATGCTCCTCCATGTTTGCAGATGTTTCTGTTAATGGGTATTCCCGAAGGAACAAGGAACAATGTCATGTTTAATTGTGGTATTTACGTAAAGCGTAAGTTTCCCGACTCTTGGAAAGA